TATGACATTTATGGCGATATGTACACGGAATTAAATTCAGCAAATCCGTCATGGGATACTGCTAAACCTGCGGGAACTTATTTCAATGATGATTTGTGGCATTTTATTGATTTAATTAGAAACACTTGATAAAATAACGCAACAAGACAAGACACCATTAGCCCGCAAGAGTTGCGGTAGTTCTAACTGAGTACAGGGAACGCTATGGCGATTTTCAACAAAAATACACTTGCACAAGTAAGTGGGTTTGATAACCCTATTCTTGCAGGTGAACTGGTTTATAACCAAAACACTTACTGGAATTTGACGTTCACGAATTCCAATACAAGCCTACCCATTGACCTTACTGGCGCGACCATTAACGCGCAGATTGTCCGTAGGCAAGTAACAAACATCATCGACACTCGCAATGGTCTAACTTTTGACATTGCAGATTACAACCCAACACCGACCGCTATTCCGCTGACCGTATCCAACATTGTGGCGGCTTCAGGCACTTGCACATTGGTGATTGACTCTACAACTTGGGGGCTAATCACAACAGATGCCCAACTGGAAATTAACGCTACAAGTTGCGTTGGTTACTCAGGTCGGGTTAAGGTTTCATTCCCCGCAAGTGGCTCAACTCCCGCTGATGACCAAATCATCTTTTTGTTGTTCTTGGTGCGTTCTGACGGAATCGTGGTTATATGACGCAGGGCATTATTGTTTCCCCTGCAAATAGGGGCGTACAGGTTGTTGTAACAGACGAGAACAACGTACAACTGTTGATTGACAGTAACCGAGGGGTTAACCTTGAAATCGTGCCACAACCCCGCATAGAGGTTTTGGTGGACAAGGGCGTAGAGGGCGCACAAGGCCCACAAGGGCCACAAGGCCCACAAGGGCCACAAGGCCCACAAGGGCCACAAGGAACGGCGGCTACCGTCACGGCGGGTATTACCACTACAGGTTTGGCGGGTACTAACGCCATCGTCACCAATTCAGGCACATCAAGCGCGGCAGTCTTTGATTTCACTATTCCAAGGGGTGACACAGGTGCAACAGGCGCAGGGGTTGCTGTAGGCGGCACAACGGGTCAGGTGTTGGTCAAGGCAAGTAACGTCAACTATGACACCACTTGGGCAACCATCACAGGCACTTTGGTTTATCAAGGTTCTTGGAACGCGGCTACAAACACGCCTACGCTTACATCTAGCGTGGGAACAAACGGTTATTACTACGTTGTTGGCACAAGCGGCTCTACTAACCTTAACGGCATCACTGATTGGGTTGTAGGCGATTGGGCAATTTTTAACGGCACTATTTGGCAAAAGATTGACAACACCGACCTAGTTTCGTCTGTTAACGGACAAACTGGCGTAGTGGTGCTGACCGCATCTAGCGTGGGCGCGTTAGCGATTGCAAACAACTTGTCAGACTTGGCTAATACGACAACCGCTAGAACTAACTTGGGTTTAGGTACTGCGGCAACGCAAAACAGCACAGCATTTGCTACTGCGGCTCAAGGTGCAACAGCAGATACGGCATTACAGACTGTTACGTCTGCCGATGGAAGCATCGTAGTTTTACAAACTGGCACAAATATAGATTTGGCGGTATCTGCGGCATCTCCTGCTTCTACATTGCTTACGCAAGTTCGTAATACAACAGGTGCAACCTTAACCAAAGGTACTGTTGTTTATATCTCAGGTGCAACGGGACAGATTTCTACTGTATCAAAAGCGATTGCATCAAGTGATGCTACATCCGCTCAAACTTTGGGCATGATTACCGCTAATTTGGCAAATAACTCAAATGGTTATGTAACTGTTTTTGGTTTGCTTCAAAACATGGATACATCCGCCTATACCGATGGCGCACAGTTGTATTTAAGCGGTACTGTTGCGGGTGCGGTAACGGCTACAAAACCATCTGCGCCTATTCATTTAGTGTATGTTGCTGTTGTTGAATATGCACACCCAACGCAAGGCAAAATACTTGTTAAAGTTCAAAACGGGTACGAACTTGATGAAATACATGATGTATCAATAGTTACGCCTGTAACAGGTCAAACACTTGTTTACAACTCAGTAACAGATTTATGGGTCAATAACACAGTCTCATTAACTGCGGGCGTTAACGGAATATTGCCTGTTGCAAATGGCGGCACAGGTGCATCTACCCTAACAGGCTACGTTAAAGGAAGCGGCACAACCCCATTAACGGCGTCTGCGACCATTCCTAGTGGTGACATTACTGGTTTAGGGACAATCTCTACACAGAACGCCAACAACGTAGCCATCACAGGCGGCACAATCAACGGCACAACAGTTGGAGCAACAACCCCTGCGGCTGGTACGTTTACTACGCTTACTGCTACGGGGCAGACATCTTTAGGTGGTGTGGCAGGTAGTGAGAGTTTGATAGTTAACGCTGTTTCTGGTTCAACTCGGTGGATTGAAATTGCTGGCTCGGTTTCTGGCAACACATCAATTCGTACACGAGGCGCAGGAAATCCATCATTTCAGTTAGTAAATAGAGGCACAGGGCCAATTACATTTTCAACAGCAGATACTTTAAGCAATATACAAGCGCAAGTTTCCCACACCGCATCAGCAGTCAATTACGTTCAGGTGACTGGTGCGGCTACTGGTGCGTCTCCAACGATTTCTGCTCAAGGTAGCGATTCAAACCCAAACATTACTTTACAGAGCAAAGGAACAGGCAACGTAGTTTTAATGGATGGTGGTGGTAATACTGGTGTTCGTTTGTTACGTGCCGTTGCATCTGGGGATACATTTGTAGATGTTCAACGATTAGTTGCGGGTGTTTCTTTTACTGCGGCAAGTAGCGTCACAAATGGCGCAATGATTTTCCAATCCAAAGGAACAGGAGCAATAGACCTAGCCGCAGGTAGTTCAGGGGTGAATATCTCTAATGGTGGTACTGTTACTGCGTTGACTAGAACTGCGGCTGGTTCTAATTACACAACGCCTCCTACATGGTCTGCATCTGCGCCAACAACTGCGGGTGGTACAACAGCATCTGGAACAACGACATTATCTGTTGTTAGCGTTGTCGTTACTTCTGGCGGCACAGGATATACAGTAGGAAATAATTTAACTGTTGTTGGAGGTACTGGAACTGTTGCAACTGCAACTGTGGCAACTGTATCAAGTGGTGTTATTACTGCTGTCACAATGACCGCTGGTGGTTCATATTCTGTAATCCCAACAAATCCTGCATCAGTCACAGGTGGTACAGGCTCTGGTGCTACTTTTACTTTTGGTTATGGAATTACTGCAACTGGATACGCCATCACAGCCGCAGGTTCAGGCTATGTAGAACAACCAACAGTAACCTTTAGCGGTGGCGGTGGTAGTGGTGCGGCGGCTTATGCGACTGTGGGGTCTGGGACTGTTGTTAAAAGTCTTGGCTCAAACCTTGGCCTTTATACTCCTTCTGGACTTCAGCTATTAGTAAATGATGGTGGTGGTAATGGTGCAAATTACTGGCGCTTTTCTGGAGCAGGAACAAATTCTGGAATTCAAGTTTTAGCCAACGGCTCTGACTCAAACGTATCTGCTTTATACAGCACCAAAGGTACAAGTGCCCATACTTTTTATACTAATAACTTTGCTCAAGGACAATTCCAAGTAGCCCACACAGCCTTTGCTGTTAACTATGTACAAGTAACGGGTGCGGCTACTGGTGGTCAAGTATTTGTTAATGCAGCAGGTAGCGATTCCAATATCGGGATAGGTTTTACTGCTAAACTTTTTGCTAACACTACCTTTTTTGCCGCTGGTGGATTTACGCAGTTTCAAGTTGGTGCTACGTCATCTTCTGTTAACTATTTTCAAGCAAAAGGTGGAGCAACGGGATTTGGTGCTGTCCTATCTGCTCAAGGTAGCGATACGAATATTCCCGCTGTTGTCCAACCAAAAGGTACTGGTGCGCTACAGGCTCAACAAACAGATTCCACAGCCACAGGTGGTAATGCTAGGGGTGCTAATGCAGTGGATTGGCAGACAAGTAGAGATATATCCGCTAGGGTTGCTAGTGGTTCATTTGCTGTTATAACTGGTGGTAGGGGAAATACTTGTAATGGGTTTAACGCTGTAGTAAGCGGTGGTGGTTTTAATTCGGCATCAGTTCAAGCCGCTTTTGTTGGTGGCGGTGAGGTAAATACTGCCTCAGGTACTTATTCTGCAATTGTTGGTGGTCAATCAAATACTGCCGCAGGATTTTATTCAACTATTGGTGGTGGTCAATTAAACTCAGGCACATCTGGTTCTGCGGTCACAACACAGTCAGCCACAATGAACGGCACTACGGCTGTCACTTTGTCAGGCTCAAATGCGTCTATCAAAGTCGGTCAATACATCACAGGCACTAGCATAGCCTCAGACACCTATGTAGCCGCTATCAGTGGCACATCCCTCACGCTGTCTAAGGTAGCATCAGGTTCATCAACATCAACCCTATCCTTTTACACCCCTCATGGAGTAGTAGTAGGCGGTGGTAACAATCAGGCTACAGGCTCTTACAGTTTCATCGGTGGTGGTGGTGATGCTGGTACTGCGGCTAATCGTAATGTGGCTAGTGGGGATTGGAGTTTTGTTGGGGGTGGAAGACAAAATACGGCAAGTGCTTCAGGTGCTTTTGTTGGTGGTGGAGGTGTATTTGCTGGAGCGCCTACAAATAATTATCCAAACACTGCCAGTGGTACTTCAGCATTTGTTGGTGGTGGACTAAGCAATACAGCCAGCCAATCGTATGCTTCTGTTTTAGGAGGGTTTGGAAATACTGCAAATAGTGGTGGTTCAACAGTAATTGGCATACAAGCAACATCTAGAAGCATTGCTGGATGTTTTACTTTTGGTGGATGTGATGGAGCAGTTGGATTTACACAAGGTTTATCACAATCAAGTTTTGTGATGCTTGGCAGACAAACAACAGATGCAACCGCTACTGTTTTAACAAGCACTTCATCAGCCGCAGGAACAACAAACCAAGTAATCCTACCCAACAACTCTGCATACTATTTCAAAGGCTCTGTTATTGCTAACGTAACAGGTGGCGGTAACACAAAGGGCTGGACAATTGAAGGTGTTATTAAGCGTGGTGCAAATGCCGCTTCTACAGCCCTTGTGGGTACGCCTACAGTTACATCAGCCTATGCAGACGCAGGTGCTTCTACATGGGCTATAACCGCAACTGCCGACACTACCAATGGTGGATTAGCAATTACATTTACTGGTCAAGCGTCAACCACAATCAGGGTTGTTGCAAAATTGGAAACAACAGAGGTAACTTTTTAAGGACTAACATGGCTCTCAAGATAACAGCAGTAAATTCAACAAACGGACAGTCTGAAACTCAGGCTTATGCCCGTATCACTAACTTTTTTGGTACTAAAGACCAAATCCAAGTTCAAGTGGAAATCCACGCAACAGAGGAAGCCCGTAAAGCGGGATGGCCTTCTATTCAGCAACAGGCTCACTACATCAACATGGCTGATTTACAGGGTGATTTAATCCCCGCTATGTACAATGTTCTGAAAACATTTACCCAGTACGCTGGCGCAACAGATGTCTGAATTGGTTGACCTTGAAATGACTTCAAGAGGGTCAGGAAAAATTAACTTTTCTTTTGAGAAACGTATGACACTAGAACTTAACAACGACGAAATTCAGTACCTAATGAGTTTGTTGGGCGAACAGCCTACCAAAACAGGTGCGTGGTTAGTATTGCAAAACATCACTCAACAAGTGCAAAAGCAACAAGGAGAAGAAAATGTCTGAAGGTTACAACTGGACAATTAACAGTCTGCAAATTATGAATACGCCTGAACCGCAAACTGTGGTTATGAGCAATTTCACCATTGCTAAAGACGGTCAACAGGTCAATTACTCGGTCAACTTGCTACCTGCAAACCCCGATGACTTTACGCCGTTTGACCAAATTACACAGGAACAAGCCCTTGCGTGGACACAAGCCGCCCTCGGCCCAGAGCGCGTTACCAATATGGAAACAGAAGTTGATTTCCTGATTGCACAGGCCGCTGTTCCTACGCCACAACCTGCGCCGTTGCCTTGGGGTTGATAATGATTAACGTATCGTCAACAGATGCCCGTCTAACTACGCATGAAGAAGTTTGTAGCCTACGCTATGAGCAGATTAACGCCCGCTTAAAACGGCTAGAAGGCATCTTAATTAAGGCGTGTGGCACTATGCTTGTCGCTATGGCGGGCGTAGTTTATTCGTCAATGTTGCATTTAAAATGAACTATTGGACAGAGGCAATTGTTGCTCTGTGCATTTTTATTATTTTAATTATTTGGTGCGGCGGTGTTATTTTTATGTTTTGGGGATAGAAAATTGACCCGCTTACCGCTTTCGCTATGGCTAGTGCCGCTTTTAAAGGGGTTAAGGCTTTGGTGTCAGCGGGTCGGGAAATTGAAGATGTTGTCGGGCAATTAGGCAAGTGGTACACGGCGGCGGCTAACTTTTATGTTGGTGCAAATAAAAAGAAAAAGCCAAAGTTATTCGGTAAATCCACTGACGGAATGTCTGTCGAAGAAGAAGCAATGCACATTGCTGTTGCGCGTGAGACTATGCGGAAACAGGATATGCAACTGCAAAGCCTTATTAAAATGCGCTACGGCATGGATGTGTACAAACAGATGATGGACTTGCGAATTAAGTTACAAAAGCAACGTTTGGAACAAGAAGAAGATTTACGCAAAGCAAGGGCTAAATTTCATAATGAATTGTGGTTTGCGGCAAGCGGCATTATTGCTTTGATAATTTTCTTTTCAATTTTGTGGAACATGGCAACATACACGGGGAAAAAATGAGTGAGGACAAATCAAGCGACACATTAAGCAAGGTTTTATCCTATGTGGATAGCCCGTTTAAATTGTTTGCTTTGTTGCTCATGGCGGTGTTTGCTTTCTCTGGTTATTTTGTTTGGCAGAATCAAGCGTTTTTGTTTGAAGCGTACAAAGAAAACAAGAAACTACCAACGATTGCAGAAGATAGGGCAGAAGATGTTGCGGCGCATCTGTTTAAAAACACCAATGCGGCGGTGGTCGCCATCTTTAAAGTTAACCCGTTGTTTGGTACTCGCGTCTTGTATCGTGCATATACCCGCGAAGGCAGGGATAAAACGCACGAAGGCTTAGACGTTGGTCTGTTTACGCAAAGTTCAGCCAACAATCGTGATGTGGTTGCGCTGATGGCAAATGACATTCCTTGTAGCGAATATGTTGTACCGCAAAGCGAAATAGGACTTTGGTACATTGACAAAGGCGTTACGTTTGGATGCCGTGTTTCTGTCCCGCCTGAACAGGGGCGGTTTGTTGGGCAGATTACTGTTGGTTGGGAAAAAGAACCCAAGGACTTAGAAAAAGCCAAAGGGATGTTACAAATTGCAAGTACGATGTTAGCGAGGGCTAAACAATGATGGGATTAGATTCGTTATTACAAATAGGCGGGAAACTAATTGACAAGTTAATTCCTGACCCTGAAGCAAAAGCCAAGGCTCAATTTGAATTAACCAAAATGGCGCAAGATGGTGAGTTGGCTCGAATGGCTAACGAAACTAAACTGTATGAGGTGGAGCAAGAAAATGTCACCCGCCGAGCGGAAGCGGATATGTCTAGCGATTCATGGTTGTCTAAAAATATTAGACCTATGACGCTTATATTTTTATTGCTTGCATATAGTGGATTTGCGGTGGCTTCAATTTTTGGGTGGGAAACTCGCGGTGCTTATGTTGAACTGCTAGGCCAATGGGGAATGTTGGTCATGTCGTTCTATTTTGGAGGCAGAACCATGGAAAAAATTGCAGATAGGATTAAAAAATGACTGAACACTTTACGCTTGAGGAACTAACGCACACCGACCATCGGACATTGGACAACACGCCTAATGAGGCTGAATTGGCAAACATACAAAGGTTGGCCGAGTTTTTAGAACAAGTTAAAACCTTGCTAGGCGGCAAACCTATTATGGTTAACAGCGCGTTTCGTAGTAAAGCCGTAAACGATGCCGTAGGCAGTAAAGACACGTCGCAACATAGGTTAGGGTGCGCCGCTGATATTCGCGTGCCTAGCATGACGCCTGACGCGGTGGTGCGGGCAATTATTGCGTCTGACTTGCCATATCATCAAGTCATACGTGAATTTGACCGATGGACACATGTCAGTATTACAAATCAGGCTGATGAAATTCCACGTAAACAAGCATTAATTATTGATAAACAAGGCACTAGGTTATTTGCGTAATCGCTTTGCTTGTCAGGTCAAGCAACTCGTGTTCGCTGATGCCGTAGTGCCGTTCAAAACCTTTGTGCCCAAGCCCATGGACACCCGTGTTACCGCGATGATGTTCTGTGCATAAACCAATAACAGGGGCGTTGTCGCGTTTACCGCCAAATCTGCGTATGTGATGGATTTCGCATGGCGTTTGTCCAAGGTCAAGGTGTTGGCACAAGATGCACCCAAGTGATGCAATTTGCTCATAATGTTTCTTTGTAATATTTTTCATCAAATGGAACCAAGGAAATTTGCGGGACAGAATAAAAAGAACCCCGACCAATGTCTTTTAGATTATCGGGATGCAAAAATCGTTCTCGCCCAATCCATCCGACAATTCGAACGTGAGAGGAATGAATTTCTGTTAAGACAAAAAAGGCGGCAGGTTTTTCGGCAGAGCCTTTTACGGCGTTAAGGTTACCGCCTACGGTTTTGGTACTTTTAACTTCAAGCGGCTTGCCATCACGGGTGGTTAAATCCGCACCAAATTGCCTAAAATCGCAGTTTAAATCAAACGACAAATTTAGCGTTTTGGCAACAGCGTATTCCGTTAGCACGCCATCAACGCACATTTGCATTGGGTCTTGCGTAGCATCTTGCCGGTTATCCGGTACGTGCTGTGCCGTAATTTTGTAACGCATTTCGCCTATGTAACGGCAAATATCATATTCCGTTTGCGTAAAATACACATTCAAATATCGCTTGTTATGGTCATTTGTCATCATTAGGCCATTCGTGTTTAAGCCAAAATTTGTAATTTGCCCATGCAAACAAGTAATACCACATTTGTTTGTCGGCATTACCCATAAAAGAATGTTGGCAAATTTCTGCCATTTTTAACAACGTTTCTTTTGATGGCGGTGTGTTACCAAATGGCTTGTATTTCATGTGTTCTTCTCCTTAAGTTTGGCTTCAATGGCTCTGGCAAATTCCATCCAATCATCACAATCAACAAAATCAGGATGCACTGGCGGTGCTTTTAAAGCCTCTGTTACTTCTATTTCCTCATCCGTCAGCCCAACCCATGTGCGCTGTGGTGGGGTGGTGTACGACTTCAAACGCTCAATGACATCAGCTCCTGTGTGACCATCAAATTCAAACAACGCTTTTTCTGTTTCTTGAATGTGAAACAAGTCCCAATCTTTCGCTTCGTAGTGGTTGCTAATTTGACCCTGAGGCAGAACGGCAACAACAATGAACCACCCGCCACCAAAGCACAGTTCTCCATCGTTATGTCTCCATGATTTGTGGACAAAACACTTGCCATTTGCCGCCCATTCGTTAAACAGCGCAATGTTGTACGCCTTGCGGAACTCGTAAAGTTCATTGAAGGTGTGATACCCATCCGATGTGTTGCCATCAATGACAGGCTCCTGCTCTGGCTGTGCCAAGGCTTCTTTGATGGCGGCTTGAGCCAACTTAGCAACAGGGAATGGCATTGCCTCATCAATCTGCTTTAACGCCTCCAGAGCCAACTTCAATGCTTCGTCTTTAGTCATGCTTGTCCCCTTGCTCGGATGGCTTCAATAACATAATCGTGGAACACAATACCCTTGGTCACATCGCCAACTTTATGCGCCTTGACCCAGCAAGTTTTGCCCGTTTTCAAACGCCTCAAATGCCCTCTACGGTCATGCAATCTAGGGCTTGCGTGTGTGCCCCCTTGATGCTCATTTTTGGGCTTAGAGGCTTCCACCACCACCGTAGTCCAATCGTAAGTAGGCATTTTGCCTTCTTTAATTTTTCGTTGATTAGTAAATGTAAGTTTTGCAAAAGGTTGATGCGCTTGTACTGATTGCGTTAACGATTCAAGCCAAATACCGCAAAAAGAAAGCATTGTTTCTGCCATTTCTTTAGATATTTCTTTGCCATCGTCTATTGGCCCGTAACGCAACATATTGCCATCAACCAAATAAACCATAGGCGGGAATTTAGTTGGCATACGCCCTGTTACACCTTTCCATGTAGATACCACAATGCCTTCTTCAGGGTTAGTACCAACCACCATGAAAATAGTGTCATAAGACGCATGAGTTTTGGTTTTACCGCGCCAAACCACAATGTTTTTTTCAAACGGCGGGCGATACTTCATCAATGGTTCGGTAACGGCATGGCTTCTATCGTCAACATAACCCGACAAATCAAACCATTGCATTTCAGTAGGGTCAATGCCACCGTCAAAAGCCATTTTGATAGTTTCACGAATTAACGGGGTCATAAAGGCGCATCCTCATAGTTATCAGGATTGAACTTAGGGCGTCTAGTCCCCTTGTCCTTTGGGTTTGGGAATGGTGGAAATGGCCATGTCATAACTTTTCTCCTTTTAACCAAACGACAAAGTCTTTGCATTTTTTCTTCCAACCCCAATTGTTTGTGTGGGCTTGAGACATTGTTAGTGGTCTATAAAATCTTGGTTTGTGCTTCAATCTGCAAACATCCATTGGGTGGTCTGGGGTTGCGGTGTAGTTTGTGCAATCGTGGCAATAGCGGGTTGTACTCATGCTTGTCCCCTTGCTCGGATGGCTTCAATAACATAATCGTGGAACACAATACCCTTGGTCACATCGCCAACTTTATGCGCCTTGACCCAGCAAGTTTTGCCCGTTTTC